ATGCTGAATACGTATAACATAAACCGGCAAGCCGTGCTGGATGAAATAAAAAAAACCACGGCATATACGGATGCCATGCATGCAGCGCTTCCGGAAATTCCCCGTGTATCTATCGTAGATGAAGACGGTGAAATGCTCGAACGCTATTGGCGGGATGCCTGCGTGCAACTTACAACGGCATGCAAGAAATATCTATCCTCGGTGCAAGTTCCCACTGCAGACGGTTTGCCCGACCCGGAAGACACCTTCTCGCTCACTCTGAATACCCCACCGTCATGGGATGCTCAACTGTCGGGTGCAGTGTCTTCTCATGCGTTCAGTTACGTGGTGAATTCCATGTTGGCACAATGGTACGCTCAAGTCGGATACAAGGACGCAGAGACACGAGCAAATATCGCAGAAGGGATTTTGTCGAACCTAAAGAATATACTGGCCGTCAGAAAGCCGCCTCAAAAGAAAGACAAAATATAGTCATGGCAAAAAAAATAATAACGATAACGTTGCGAGTCGGCGACTTGATATACAATATACGCAATCACATCTATCATATCGGCGAGACAATGGAAGCCGCGGGTACCGAAGCGGCGGCTGTAGGGCGCATGCAAGATACCGATTCACGACACTCCGCAGATTTCTTAGCGCATAAAATCAGAGGCGCGGTGGCAGAATTGCGCGGGCATCTGGGAGAATATATATCCGACGCGGAGGAATCTAAACAAGATTCCTCATGCCCGGATAAAATTGACCTTCGGCTGGCTATGCCGTCCAACTTCCGAACCCCCGTCCTGCTTTCTCTTAAAAGTGCCATGCAACAATATGTGGAAACAATGAGCATAGCCGCGTGGCTAACCGTTACCGATGCCAAAGCTGTTAAATCCTACACTGAAGAGGCGGCGCAAATTATAGAAGAAATTAAACGTCTGGCAGGAGAGCGCGAGCGCCCCAAAAAGGAAACCCCATGAACGGAAATTGGCACAGAGAAGCCTGCCCGAAGAGGGCAGAAATTAAAATTACGAGACAGGAGCTGCTATATGATATAGCGAACAGGGCGTATGTCATCGCCGACGCGGCGGGAGAAAAGGCGGGGCATGCTGCGCATTTAATAAAGGATATAGCAGAGGACGGCAATATTGATGTTGTAAGCAACATTTTGTCCCTCGCCCATGCCGAATGCGTAGAAGCTTTATACCCCTATTCCCAAAAAGAAGTATCCTCCACCGAGATAAGGCAGGAAGAACGAGAGGATTATAATATCTCCCTGCTGCTTCCGGACAAATTCAGCGAAACCACACTACAACTGGTCTCGTCCCTTGCACGCGAATACATGGGCAGTCTTGTTTTACGTGAGTGGCTGGCTATGACGGTCCCCGAACTGTCCGCAATATGGGGCGAACGGGCAATGGCACTGCGAGACAGAATAAGAACCGCGCTCGTTTCAAGACGCGCGGCGTTAAGACGAAAAATAAAACCATTTTGAAAATGAAAGGAATGAAGACCGGCGGGCGTAAAAAAGGCTCGCAAAACAAGATAACAGTAGAAGTCAAGAACGTAATACGTATCTGGATTGAAATGCACATGCGTAAAGGCAAAAAGTACAGTACCGTACTGCAGGAAGATTTCGCGGCTCTCGCGCCAAAAGACCGCGTGAAATATACTGTGGAATTCGCTAAAATGGTAATGCCTCGAGATATTAAGATTGACATGGACGAGACACAGATAACCATAGAAGACAAATTACGCTCCCTGGCACAAATAGACGGGGAGTAAGAGTCATTGTACGGCAAATAAAAACGGGCGGTGTCTTTATTGGATACCGCCCGTTTTTATGCGCAACGAAATTAAGCCCGCAGAAGCGACCCTCCGCCGAGCATGGCATTATATAATGCCCGGGAAGCCTGCGGATTTGCCCCGAAATCTTGCACGGGTAAACTCGGAGCTTTGCCCGTTCTCTCCGCGTCTGCTCTCGCGGAACGTATGCTTTGCAAAAGTTTGTCGGCAAACGGAAACGAGCCGTTCTCCAAAAGCTGTTCTACCGTGATAGCCTGTGCTTTCCACAGTTCCATAAGCATGTCATTCTGTATTTGGCGATAGACCGGAGTATCCGTGCTTTCCGAAATAGACAGGTCAAACGCCACATCCCGCATCTTTTGCGGGTCGAACAATACCGTGCCTCCGGACGCGCCCGCGATTCGCGACACCCTCCTTTTTTCGTAAAATTGCTGTATGTTTCTCACGTCTTTTTGCGCCGCTTCCTTAACGAAACAAGAGAAACTTTCCAAGATATCAAGTATAGACGTAGTGGCATTCTGTGTCTGTTGCGCGTATAACGCCGCAGAAGTTCCGGAATAACCGGGCTTCCCCTGCAGTGCGCCTTGTACGCCGCTAATCTCCTCCAGAAGTTTCATCTGAATGTTCAACAATTCGGAAATGCCGATGTTGGTGCTGTTCACTGCGACCTGCTGCGGCAGTTGTCCACTTTTGCTCGGACGAAAAACAATCACCCCGTTAAATTCGGTCCAACGTTCGGCTATATCATCCATGCTCACCCCGTCGGGCAGACTATCTTCAGGCATCAGCAGTACGCCCTTTGCGCTGGCACCCATAATCCAATCATACATAGTGATAAGGCGGTTAACATACCGCTGCTGGTCTATCACATCAGCCACGAAAGAATGAATCTCGCCGTCGATGAACGGATAAGCCTTGAATACATACGGATGCCCGCCGTGTGCATAAGGGGTTTCTCCCTCATCCAATATATCCCCGAAAGGAGACAGGTAATAATATCTCCAGCAATAATCGGAGAACCATCTTTTTTCAATTAGGGGGATATCGTCCCGCTCCATGCCCTGTTCCTCACCGAGGCGCAGGCGTTCTTCGTTGATAGCGTCAATCTCTCCCTCTTCCGCAATCTCGATTTTGTAAGCGTCTCCGTTTTGCGGGTCGATGCATAAAAAACGCGGCATGCTTTCCTTTCGCCACACCTCGATAACTCGGCACCGCCCCGGTTCATTAGTAAGCAGGAAATCAATATTACGGAACCTGCTATGCCCGAAGTCCTCCGCAAAGCTGCTTATTCGTGCTTCATTGCCCGCCCAGCGATATATCTCCCTGAGTCGGGCCACGTCGGCTGCACTATGCGCGAACCGCCCCCGCAATTCGCCGAAGCTCATGTCATGCACTTCCCCGATGAGTTCCATGTCCCAGCCTCTCATATCACGGGTATGGGTGTCGATGAACATGCGGGTAGGGTCTTTATAGTCAGTCCAGCAATCCAACTGATTGTTGCGCCAACCGTATGTCTTCTTATGCGCGATAAATCCGCCTATCAGGTAGTCCTCCATACTCCTTGCGTACAACTCCGACATCTGATTTAGCTGCATGTTGTACTGAAGCACGGAAGTCATTACCTCGCCCTCTTCCTGCTCGTCTCGGTCTCGGGCTATGCACACGGGCGATTTTGTCTGTGCGCGATACACGCTGACCATACTACGCACGAGACGGCGGATTAGATTGTTCTTGAGCGGCACACGTCCCTGTCGTGCGATGTACTCCCCCTCGGTCATGGCATGCCCGTCAATCACAATGCGGTCATCCCACTGCCGACCGTAGCAATAACGTTTGCAGCGCTCACGTTCGCGGCGGAAGAGGTCCATTCTATCCCAGCAACGCTGGGCATCGAATAGAATGTCGTAGGCTTTTCCCCGGTTAACAGTATCGGGAATCGTCGGCTTGTTTATGGCTTTCGGGCTAATGCGACTGAGTCTATATAATTTTTTTGTTTTATTCATTATCAGCTTTTTTGCAAAAATAAATCAGAAGTCTTCGCAGCGTACTATATCTTATGCTACCTCATAGTGTTGGTAAGTCTCGGCGTAAACGATACCGACACACCATAAAGTTCTTCCCCTTCTGAGGGGGAGAACGTCAATGCCAGGCGGAAGAATTTATACGGAGAGCCGTGTTCTCCGAAGAGCCGATAGTCCTGCGAACTTCCGACGATGAACCAATTTTGCAAATCATTAGACCCGTACAGAATCTGTCTGATATGCGAGGGGGCTGCTTTGCAGCGTTGAATAACCGAGTCAACGGTCTTATGTACCGTCGACGCTCCTAACTTAACCGGTCGGGTGAGAATGAATCCCGACAATGCAGAGCCCTTGTCCCGCCGCGTCAGGTCGTACACCCCGTTACCCGTATCCTGCGCCAATATATCCGGGTAATTATTAACAAGCGCCGAGGAGACGAATGAAGTCAGTCCCCATTTCCCCGTGCGCAAGAAATACACATAGGAATATTCGTATGAGGGGTTAGATACGAATACCCGTTGCCCGACGTAATCATATGCCATACGCGCTCCGGATATATAATCGGTGAACGCCACCGTCGGAACCGACACCGAAGAGGCGAGCGCTCCCACCAGTATCCCGATGCAAGGCAATTTGTCAAGAACGCCCGTGTCCGGAGCGTCAATACCCTCCGACAACAGGACCGTCTGCGACCCCGCCAACTGCACCAGCCCGCGCGCAGTGGCGAACACCACCGACTTATCAATCTGCAGCACCGAATCCGGGCTTAGACAGACATCACGCGATACCGGTCGAACCGTAGCATATATGCCTTTCGCATCAGGCTGCAACGCCCATACGCCCTCCGAAGTAAATCCGTACATAGGATATTCGCCGAACTGTCCCTGCGACAGAGCCGTCGTAGCCGGCACAAGAGCCATGAGTTTTCCGCTGCCTACCTGTACCGCATTGCCTGCGGGGAACAAAAACGGGTTACCTGCTTCGGAAATATACGCCATATTCGGTTCAGTGTAAGACGTATCTGCGGATATGCCGGGCAGAGTGTCAGAGGTATCTTTAGCCGTCGATGCCTTACCATATAAAAAGAAAGAGCCGTTAAGATTAGTATGCTCCCTCATCGTCCCCGCGAACGCCAGCCTGTAAGGCTTATCGGCACTCCTGCGGTAAAAGGCAACCCTCTTGGCTATTCTCGAGGGGTGATACAAGAACATCGGCACGGGGCGGCGGATAAGATTTTCATCCGTATCTTTAATACCCGCGTCGGCAATATCGAACATCAGATAATCTTCGGTATATTCATCGCCGACCACGAAAGATTTACCGCCCGAAGTCTCAAGACTGTAACGTATTGCCAAGTCCGCGCCCAGAGGAGCGGGCGACGGAAAAGCCGATGCCAGCCACGTATCCCCGGCAAGAGCCTTGTCCGCTTCCTTGTGATACATACGCACATCACGGAATGTAGTCTGGCGCGGAAGCATTGACAGAGGAGAGAACCCCTTGAATGCCGAGCGCGTAACATTGCCCATATGCAGGCGCGAGTTATATTCCGCCAGCATCCGCGGGTAAACCGATTCATGGGTCATATAGTCATCAGGAAGCCGCTCATGCACGGCGAGATTACCCAGATACTGCGGGTCCAAATCAGAAATCATCCTGATGCCCGAAGACGTTAACGGCTCTTCCGCCACATTGACACTCTCGAGAAGATAGAAATTGGCACACTCCTCAATCTTGCGCTGCATGTCTTCCTCGGAGAATGCGGGGAGAATGACACGGTAGATACTCTTATTGTTGAGCACATACTTCTCCGAAGTCTTATCTCCGAAGAGATATTGCGCCACGCCCATGTGCAGCAGCTTGAATACCTCGATGACATCCCACCACTGGAATACATCTTTATCATGGTCAGTATCCGTATTAAGCCTCATCTTCTTCTCGATAGCCCTAATGGCATCATTGCAGGCTTCCCCCATCTGCTCTCCGAGAACTACACCCCGTTTTCCGTTGCGTGAAGCAAAGTCGTTATAATACCCCTCGGGGTCGTTGCGGGAAATACCCGTTGCAAAACGCGCCAACATCAGATTGCGGTACGGCTCGTTTTTCCACTCCTGCGGAGTGAGCCGCAGCAGTTCCAGCCCCTCGGGCTCGCCGCTTTGGTCATACGTGTACAACGGTGGTGAGACGAAAATACATATCTCCTGCACCACGTCACGCCAATTGTCATACAGCGACTGGTACGCCTCCGTATTCTGCACCGACCACCCGAGGCGGCACGGAGTGGCGAATATGTCGCAGTTCTCCAACGTCTCGCAATCCTCCGCGTTCTTGGCATTCTGCGCCACCACGAGCGGCATAGCCCCCGAGCAGGGCGACATCAGCACCGGCGCGGACTGCATGGCAAAAGTCCCGTCATAGAGACGATAGGCGTAGCGGACAAAAAACGGGAATATGAATCTCCCCGCCTTATTGCCCACCTCGTTAACGAATCGGTTAACCCTGCCCATGACAGCAGCATTAACCGAATCTTTCTGTTCATCATTGAACGTAAGCAATTCCTGCGCCTCCCGTTTAGGCACTTTAATCTTGAAGTATCCGTTTACATCGCTGCCGTTCTCCGCCTCATACAACTGCCATGAATACAATTTCGCTGTCGCCGTAAGCGAGAACTGCAGTTCCACATCAGGAATGCCCGCCCCGAGAGGAATATACCCGTTTCGTCTCCACAGGGCGTAGAACATGCCACTCTTCACCTCCGACGACCCCGACACCGACATAATCAGAGTGTTACCGACGGGGCATACTTTGTCGATTATGCAGCCCTGCGGAATCGGTGTGCGCAAGACACCGCCCTCCGTCTTATAGGGAGAGATGTATGTCAGCGCGGGGAACCCGGGAGAAGAATCTTCGGCGGCATCGATATATGCAATTTCGTGCCCTTTGCCCGGCAAGGCGTTGACTAATATATAATGGGTGTATTCGGGAGTATGATGCACACACGCCAGTCGCCAGTCTGCATAATCGGAAAGCGGAATGTTCAGTACTTTCTTAGGACCGTATGCAGGCAGAACCCTGCCCGGTTCGCCGAGGTCTACCCCCGACGCTGTCTCCAAGTCGCCGTCCGGGCATTCGAAGTCAGAGGGCGTGGTAGTCATGCCCCCGTATTTGATGTATTGTTCCATTCGTTCGGATTTTTGTTGACAAGATTGATAAACAGCGGAAGCACGCGCTTCCCACTGCGGACTTCGCATTGTCCCGCTTTGACGCGTAATACTCTCGCAGAGCATGCACATAGCTGCATGACCGCCGCGCACAGCTTTTGGGAATGCGCGCGAAAATGCCGTTCACCCCGATTGGACCGCCACACCCTTGTGCCCCCGTCCTTATCAGGGCATGCCACAATCCAGCACCCCAAGCCCCGCTTACAGTATTCCACGTCGACCGAATCTCCTTGTGTAAGACACAGCTTCTTCGCTGCGGAGGAAGAAATCTCTATCAGCCCCGAGTGATGAAATATCACATCACCGCGCGAGGCATTACCGAGGATAGCGACTATATCCGTCATACCAGATTCTTGTGCGAGCGAAAGCTGACAGTCTCGACGTACATGAACGAGCGATTCAGGAGAAGCTCGTGCCTGTGGGCATAAGCCCTCTCTCGAGAGGGAAAGATAAACGAGGATAACAGCCTCTCGTTAGTGCCCCTATCGTGCACAATGTTGGCGTAATACTTACGCCCGAAAATTCTCTGTATAAGTTTGTGTATATTCATCTACTCCTTGCTTATATTAATGAAATCGTAAAAATGCAAGTGGTCTTCGTCGGCGCGTGCCCTGATGACACAGCCGTTATGCCGGCGCGCATAGCGTTTCGGATAATTGATAATGTGAAGTCCGAGTTGTTTGTACCAAGGCTTGTCAGAAGTAAACGGCACAAACGAATGGTCGATTATGGAAGCGGGCACACCCGGGCGTTTGCGTTGGAAGATAATACGCCAGTCCTTTTTAATAATAATATGCGTGAGATGCCGGAGCTTGGCTTGTGCGAGGAGGGTGCGAAGCTTGGCGGCATCCTCTTCGCTCCCGCGCTCCAAGACGACGCGGAAGCCCTTAACGAAGGCATCCATATCCTTAATGGCAAAAATAACGCCCCCCGGTGGAGTCCGCAAATCGACGATTCCGTGCGCGAAAGTCAGTCTGCCCTTTCGAAACGCCACGCGAAAGTCCAAGTAATCCGCTCCGAGAAGAGTCTGTCCGAATTCCGTGCGGTTCTGGCATCTCCAGAGAAAAGAAAAAAGATTGAAAAACGGATTGACCGCCGGTAGGTAGGTCATGGAATTGTGTGTTGCCAGCATAATCAGTACTTGTTATACGGCAAATATACACAATTCCAATAAAATACGCGATAGGAATTTACGATTTTCTCATATCCTCGATAATGGAAATCAGGCGGTCTATCTGTTCCTGGCTTTTGGCGAGCATCTGCTGGTAGCCCTTTTGCAGTTCTATCATTCCCGCCACCGTGTCCGGGTTTTCCGCCGGTGTCCGCCCCGCAGGCTTCGCCACAGGCGCGTTCTCCGTCTCCCTGTCGCGGAGCATAGTGCCCGTGCGGCGGGAATACTTGGATATATCTCCATAAATATTACTAAGTATATCCATCTTGTCCTTCGGAATCGGTCTGATTCCATTTTCTATGCGCGAAACAAAGTTTTGATTACAGGAAAATATCCGGGCGATGTCTTTTTGCGTAAGATTGTTTTCCTGTCTAAATGCTTTTAAGTCAAACATATATAATATTTTTTGATTTGAGTGGTCAAAAAAAATATCCAAAATATTTGGATATAATGGAGATATATCCTATCTTTGCAACCGATAACCAATGCAACACCGTATGACGGTGCGCAATTAGTTGGCAAAATTACTAATAAATAAACAATACAGACATGGGAAAATTCAAAAATTGTAATGAAGAAATTGAAGCCTTACAAAATTGGGCGCAATCAGACATAGAAAACCGCGCCGTTCTCGTAATCACAGCAGAGCGTAACGGGGACGGGATGATGGTATCCGGTGCGCTACGAGGTCCTAGCGATACTATCGTGCCCGCCCTCGGTCAATATATGTGGAATGATAAAACCTTGCTGCGCGTAATTGGGGAAGCCGGCAAATACTACTTAAAGAAGAAAATGACGAGCGATGAATCTAAAGGAAATTGACTTAAAGACACCTCGTCAGCGGAGAAGCGAAAGACTGCACTCCGCCGTATGCAAGGACTACGCAAGTCTGCGCAGAGACAATCCCTCAGTAAGCAATCACCGTATCATGCTCGCATTGGCGACGGCGCACGAGTTGACAAGAGAGGGAGTGAGGAGAATATTAATCGCAGGCGGATTATATACGCCCGCTAAAAGAAATACAAATGGAACAACAGACTAATGACATGTCCGCCATACTGGCGGAATTGCAAGACATCAAGCGCGCCGTGTTATTGGCGCAGAAAGACACGTTGAACATATCGGACTGTGCCCTGTATACGGGCTATGCCGTCCAGACTTTATACAGCATGGTATGCCGCAAGGAGATACCCTATTACAAGAGAGGCAGAAGCGTGTTCTTCGACAAAGGAGACATCGAGAAATGGATGCGCGGTATGCGTGTTGCGTCGAACGAAGAGATAGAGGAACGCGCGGAGGCATACATCGAGAGTCGAAACAAATATGCGTCGTGAGATGCGTCGGAATGCGTAAGGAGTGCTTGATATTTTCTGATTGAATTCATTATAGGGTTAGTTTATTTCGATATTGCTCCGAACCGCAGCGGCGGAACGCATTCCGTTATTACAGAATCTTCTTTCATATTAATCTATCCGTTTTTATAATTAGTTTTTATTTTCCACCGCCCGCCGTGAGGTTCGCGGTGTTCTTGGGGGAAGCCTCGCGGCAGGGGCAAGGATAATGCCGCAGAATTCATCACGCACGGAAACGATAAGAGGAATTAAATGCTTCGGAACGGTTGAACACGGACACGTGCACACAGGGATTCTCGCAGAACGGCGGAGCGTTACCGTCCTCCCCCACAACAAACAACAACAATGATTATGCAAGCAATCAGGAACTGGCTCAATGCCGAAAACAAATTCTACTCGAGGCTGACGGAAGAAAGCGTCTCCAACGCCTGGGTTATCAAGTTCAACGCGGGCTGCGCGGTGTTCTTCTTCCTACTAATGATAAGTGAAACTTTATAATGTAAAAGCAAATGGAAAAACTTGTAATCACAGCCGACGATATCAGTATATCGGGCAACGTAATGACGTACACCCGGGACGGAGTGGTGTATCAATGGAACGGCATTCCCACCCGCAGACCATGTACGGATAACATGGCAAAGCAATTCGCGCTAATCCTGCCCATTGAGGGCTTAGAGTCTTCCGACCCGGTACGCAGGATAGAGAAGCACATGGAGATTAACGGCTACAGAGGATTTTTTGAAAAATACAAAGCCTAATTATTAACCAATAAACAAAAAAGAAAAATGAAGATTGACGTAGAAAAAATCAAGACCTTTAAGGATGCTTGTAAGATTCTCGGAGATGCACACCCTTTCGTACAGGCATATAGATGTTGGGAAAACGGAGGAGTGGACGGTCAGGCGGATATAGAAGCTTTCTTCAAACTGCGCATCATCACTGCAGCTCTTAACGAGGGTTGGGAGCCACGATTCACACAAGGCGAATATAGGTATACTCCCGGGTTTTGCTTTTGGCAAGCCGATAAGCTTGCAGAGAAAAGCGGTGAATGGAAAAAGGAGCAGAGTCTTATTGGTCTTGATGATTACAAAGGGGAATGGGCGGGCTTTACTCTCGTCGGTTCAACGCACGCCCCCGTGGGCACGTCTGAATATCTCTGTGCGCGTCTCTGCTATCGGAGCGAAGCGTTAGCCGTTTACAGCGGTCGGCAGTTTGCCGACTTGTGGGCTGACATCTATCTATTAAGAAAGTAACCTAATTATTAACCAATAAACAAAAAAGAAAAATGAAGATTGACGTAGAAAAAATCAAGACTGCTTACGAAGCAGCCTCTGCAGAACAGAAAAGGCAGATTGAGAAGATGTTTCCCGGTGCGTTCGAGTGCGCAAAAAGCAATTACCCGGAAGAAGCCCTCGAAACCTTAGTTGACAAGCTTAGGACATGGCAAAGCCAAAACAAAGACAACCGAGCCGTGGCGCTATTCGCGGCAGATAAAGACCGTACAGAGGAAGAGGGTAATACCGCAATCTGTATAACCGGTTCCTCGGCTGTGCTGTTAAATTTGGCTCTGAACGCTGGTACGTGCAAAGATAGTAAAGAGCCTATCATAAAGTTATTCGCTCTCGCTCTTATGAATAATGTAAAAGATAACTTAAAAGATGACTTAAAAGATAACTTAGAAAACAAATTAAAAGACAGCAAGCATGGAACTGACAATTAATGTACAAGTAGGTGTAAGCCCGGAAGTAGCCGAGCTTGTCCGCAAAGCGGTGGCAATGATTATGTCCGTAAGGCAGCAGGCGGAAATGCCGACCCCGACGCACGCAGAACCCGCCAAGGCAGTACTACCGGCTGAAGAAGCACCGCAGCAGGCGAAAGTCCCGACTATGGAAGACGTGCGCTCGGCGATGCACAGAGCGCGTCAACGCATAGAGGGCGAGAACTACAAGGAGCAGCCCGACAGTGAGGGGTACAAGAAGTACCACAAACAGATGACGGCGGCATTCAAGAACATCTCGGCGTTGCTCGGTGCGGACAAGCCGAGTGCGCTGCCCGAAGACAAGAGAACGTCGTTCATAGGGCAATGCAACGAGATAATCGTCAAGGATGACGGGACAATCGGCATTAACGTACCCTTTTAATCGTAACAAAGATGCCGGGTAAACATGCATTACTATCTCCGAGTGCGGCGCACAGGTGGCTGAACTGCCCCGCCGCGCCGCTGCTCGAGAAAGACATAGAAGATAAAGGCAGCACCTTTGCCGAAGAGGGCAGTCTTGCACACGCCTATTGCGCCAAGAAGCTGAAGGAGTACTTGGGACAGGACGTAAGCGAAGAACTCGCCGAGATAGACGGACTGAACGACAAGTACCACTGCGGCGAAATGGACGAGCATACCGACAGCTACGCGGCAATTGTACGTGAGAAGTTCGAAAAGGCAAAGGAGCGTGTCAGGGACGCACAGCTCTTAGTGGAAACGCGGCTCGATTTCTCGGAGTTCGTACCGGAGGCGTTCGGTACATCCGATGCCATAATAATAGCCGACGACGTAATGGAAGTGATAGACTTCAAGTACGGCAAAGGCGTTGAGGTATCGGCAGAGGAGAATCCGCAGATGATGATATATGCCCTCGGGGCGTATGCCAAATTCGGCTTTGACTACGATATAGAAAGGGTGCGCATGACCATTGTACAGCCGAGGCTCGGTAATCTGTCCGAGTACGAGATGACGGCGGAGAACCTCGAGAACTGGGCGAAGACAGTGCTCACTCCGAAAGCCAAAGAAGCATACAACGGCGGAGAGCAAAAGCCCGGTGAGTGGTGTCGGTTCTGCAAGATTAAGGCAACCTGCAAGGCACTTGCCAAGCACTGCGCGGAAGTAGCGGAAGCGGCGCAAGACCCGCGTCTCATAAGCCCACAAGACATGGCAAAGAACATATTGCCGATACTGCCGACAATCAAGACATGGCTGACGGGAGTAGAGGAATACAGCCTCGAGCAGGCATTAGCCGGGGTGAAGTATGACGGCTATAAGTTGGTCGAGGGGCGCAGCATCCGCAAGATAACCGATGCAGAGGGCGTTATTGACACCTTAACAGAAGAGGGCTTCGCGGAAGAGGCATTCATCAAGCCCAAGGAATTGCGAAGCATCACCGAGTTAGAAAAGAACGTGGGCAAGAAGCTGTTCGGCACTCTCTGCGGAGAGTTCATACAGAAGCCGCAGGGTAAGCCCACATTAGTTCCGGATAGCGACAAACGCCCCGCGTTCGACCCCGTAAAAAATGAATTCGAATCATTCGCGGAAGAGTCCGCAAGTACTAATGAAACAACAAGTAAAACAAGTAAAAAAGCAAAAAAATGAAAGACCCTAAAATTATCAACGGAACCAAGGTAGTATTCGGTCCGTGCCGACTGAGCTACACACATGTATTCGAGAAGTACAGCCCCGACGGAGACGGAGACGGCAAGGGCAGGTACATGACCAATGTACTCATCCCGAAGTCGGAGAAGAAGACGGTGGATGCCCTCAGGCAAGCCATTGAAGAGGCTAAGAAAGCGGCGATAGTGAGCAAGTGGGGCGGCAAAGAGCCTAAGAAGTTAGACTTGCCGCTGCGAGACGGAGACGACAAGGACGATGACGTGTACGCAGACCACTTCTATGTAAACGCCAAGTGCAACACCCGTCCCGGTGTGGTGGACAAGCATTGCAACCCCATAACCGAAGAAGAAGAGGTGTACAGCGGTGTATGGGCTGTGGTATCGGTTACCTTCTACGGCTACGACGTGTCCGGGAACAAGGGCGTTGCCTGTGGGCTGAACAATATCATGAAGTGGAAGGACGACGACCATTTGGGCGGCAGGGTATCTGCCGAGAGCGACTTCGGCGACATGGGATTGGACGAGGAAGACGACGAAGACTTATAATTCAATTCGTGTTGCAACAAGGTTGGCTTCCCCCGGCGGAGATTAATGCCGTCGGGGGATTATTATCGAACAAATGAAAGAACTCGGAATAGACATAGAGACTTATAGCAGCAACGACCTCACGAAGTGCGGCGTATACAAGTACGTGGAAGCCGAAGACTTCGCGATACTGCTGTTCGGGTATTGCACAGACGGCGGAGAAGTGAGATGCGTGGACCTGGCGAGTGGCGAGGCGTTGCCCGACGAGATTCTCGCGGCACTCACAGACCCCGCCGTTATCAAGACAGCATATAATGCGGCATTCGAGAGAATATGTCTGGGTAAGTGGCTCGGTATCGACGGACGGTTAGACCCCGCACAGTGGCGATGCACCATGGTAAGAGCCGCAAGATTAGGTCTGCCGTTGTCGTTAGCCCAATGCGGCGAGGTACTGAAACTCGAAGACCGCAAGATGACCGAGGGCAAAGCCCTGATAAGGTATTTCAGCGTGCCGAACAAAGGCAGGAGGCATATGCCGCAAGATGCCCCGGAGAAATGGGAACTGTTCAAGCAATACAACATCCGGGACGTGGAGGTGGAGCAGGCGATACTTGCCAAGGTGAGACGGTTGGAAGTACCCGAGTGGGACGACAGGCTGTATATAGCCGACCAGCATATCAACGACAGAGGCGTAATGGTGGATGCGGAACTTGTGAACAACGCCTCCCGCTTCGACGAGACCTATAAGGCACAGCTCCTGGAAGAAGCCCGTGAGATAACAGGAATGGACAATCCCAACAGCCCTGCACAGATTAAACAATATATTGCGAGCGTTACCGGCTTCAAGATTGACAGTCTCAGCAAGAAGAACATGGACGACTACGAGGTTCAGTTCAAGTATTGGAAGCCCGTGCAACGTCTGCTGGCATTGCGCAAGGAACTCGGCAAGACATCCAACAAGAAGTACGATGCCGTTAAGGAGTGTGTGTGCAAGGACGGCAGAGTACACGGGCTGCTGCAATTCTACGGTGCGATGCGAACCGGGCGGTGGAGCGGCAGACTCGTGCAAGTGCAAAATCTGCCTCAGAACCACCTGCAGAGCCTCGACTTCGCCCGTTCGCTTGTAAAACAGGGCGACTTGGACGAATTCGAGATGAACTATGCCAATGTAACCCAAGTGTTGAGTGAGCTTATCCGTACCGCGTTCGTAGCGAAGAGCGGATGTACGTTCCATGTGTGCGACTTCTCGGCAATCGAGGCACGCGTGATAGCATGGATAGCAGGTGAGAAGTGGGTATTGGACGCATTCAGGGCGGGGCATGACATCTACTGTGAGACGGCGGGCAGGATGTTCGGCGTGCCGGTGGAGAAGCACGGAGTGAACGGCGAGCTGCGCGCCAAAGGCAAGGTGGCTGTGCTCGGCTTGGGCTATGGCGGCGGCGTTGGCGCGCTCGAAGCCATGGGTGGCGGCAAAATGGGACTGGTCGAAGAAGAGGAGCGCGAAATCGTCGTGAAGTGGCGCAAGAGCAACAAGAACATCGTGAGACTGTGGTCAACGGTGGAGAACGCTGCCATTGCTGCCATCAAGACAGGAAGAAGCATTACCATTAACAGAGGCATCACAGTGTCGTACCGTTGGGGTATGCTGCTGATAACGCTGTCGAGCGGCAGAACCATCTGCTATCCCCGTGCAAAGGTAAGCGCCGAATACGGCGACGGTTGGCGAGGCGACCACGACACTATAGAATACGAGGGAATAGGCCAGAAAACCAAGAAGTGGGAAACGATAAGAACCTACGGCGGCAAGCTGACGGAGAACATAGTGCAGGCAACGGCAAGAGACATTCTCGGAGCTGTCATACTCCGCGCCGAAGAACGCGGGCTGAACATCGTGTTCCACATACACGACGAAATCATCGTGGAAGCGAAGCAGGGGCAGACACTGCAAGACGTGGAGGAGCTGTTCGGCGAACCGATGAGTTGGTGCAAGGACCTCCCGTTAAAAGGAGCGGGGTACTCGACCCCATACTATCTAAAAGATTAGTTAAACAATATAAAGCATATACAAAAATGGAGATACAGACAAGTAAGGCACTATCAGACGTGCAGCAATTCAGATACGAGTTATTGCAACGGTGTGGCAACGTGGAGGATGCGGAGAAAGCCAATGCCTTTGTGATGGGTAAGGACGAAAAGCCGGTACAGGCGCAGTTACCCAAATCCGGCATAGAGGACGGCATCTATTTGGTATACGCCGACGGAAAAGCAACTTTGTTTGAACCGGAGTACACCAAAGACGACAATACGGATAGCGAGGTAGTGGCTATCGGTTTGAAGATGGGTAGCTTTGGTATTAAGATAGCTTTGCACGATGAGGCTAACGGCGATAGTATCGCACTAACTAAGAAAGAGAATGGCTACTACGAAGAAAACGACCAAGCCTACTATACCGACAATTACGACGATGCAGTAGCAGACATGGACGGAGCAAGAAACACCAACCATTTGCGTAATATCCTGAATCCACATATAAAATTAACCGATGATTGGTACATACCATCTTTAGGCGAGTTGTACCATATCTTTATCAACAGAAAGGCTATCAATGCAGCTTTGGAGTTTGCCGGGGGCGATAAACTGCAAGACTGTCGGTATTGGACTTCTACCGAGTTCAGTGCTATATACGCATGGTATCTGCACCTCTACGGCGGTACGAGCAATTGGTACACTAAGGACAGCGACATGTTCAGAGTTAGGGCAGTGTCAGCATTGATTTTTTAGCCCTATCTCAAGGACTAAATTAACGCACAAAAGCCATGGCAGACAAAGAACCCATACTCGACTACCGTTTGTCGAGAATACTAAGAATAAACGGACTCCCGGAACTGTACCGAAGATTGGAGAACGAGACAAGACCGTACAAGCTGCGGGTGCAGAAGAGGGATGCATACAACCTCAAGAACCGCACGGTGAACATATCACTGATGACGGACAGTGTGGACAACATAATATACTTCGACGACCTCGTGGAAGACCTAAAACCCGGTTACAATGGCAGACAATGACAAGATACCCGTGCTCAGCATAGCGACGGCGGGCAGCCGGCTGTCGAAGAGGTGGGAAAACACCGAAATGACATGGGAAGAACTGGTGAGGCGGTGCAGAGAGACCACCAGGACGCGGGAGACCGTGGCGGAATACACCCGGATGAGCAAGGAAGCGCAGAGCAACATCAAGGACACAGGCGGATTCGTCGGCGGGTATATTGCCGGCAACAGACGCAAGGCGGACCACGTGAAATGGCGAAGCGTTGCCACACTCGACATAGACTACGGCACTCCCGATGTCTGGGAGACGTTCACGGCAAAGTTCAAGTTCGCCGCGATGCTGTACAGCACCCACAAGCATACACCCGAGAGACCCCGTTACCGACTGGTGTTCCCGTTCGACAGGCATGTAAGTCCCGACGAATACGAGCCAATCTGCCGCAAGATAGCCGAGAAGATAGGAACAGACCTGTTTGACGACACCACCTATCAGACAGCCCGAATGTTCTTCTGGCCGAGTACAAGCAGGGACGGCGAATATGTGTTCCGGGTACAGGAGGGAGAACCGTGCAACGCGGGCGACATATTGGCCCAATACAAGAACTACAAGGACGCAGCCGAGTGGCCCGTGTCGGGCAGGGAAAGCGACATTATAGTACGCGAACGCAAGAAGCAGGAGGACCCGCTGGAGAAGTCCGGACTGATAGGAGCGTTCTGTCGGGAGTACACGATAGAGGAAGCGATAGAGACGTTCCTCGGCGGCGTATACGAGAAGACAGCCCACGAAGACCGGTATACCTATAAGGCAGGAAGCGTGGCGGCGGGTCTCGTGTGCTACGACGGCAAGTTTGCCTATTCCAACCACGAGACCGACCCCGCGAGCAAGCAGCTGTGCAACGCCTTTGATTTGTGCCGCATACATCTGTTCGGCAATAAGGACGAGGGATGCACGACGCAGGACACGACGAAGAAGCCCTCATACCAGGCTATGCAGGACTTCGTGGTGCAAGACGGGAGAGTGAAGCAGAGACTGGCAAGAGAACGCAAGGAGGAAGCCGGCAGGGACTTCGCCGACTGCACCGACGGCGCGGAGGAAGACTCCGCATGGATGCAGAAGCTCCAATACGACCGCAAAGGCGAGGTGAAGCCCACGGCGCGGAACATAAAGACCATATTGGAGAACGACCCCGAACTGAAGGGCAAGATGTGGCAGAACCTGTTCAACGGCTTTGTGTGCGTGGACGGCGGTCTGCCATGGAACAAGGAGGCGAAGACGTGGGGCAACAGCGACGACGCCAATCTCAGGGTATATCTCGAAGACAACTACGGGCTGACGGGCAAGGACAAGATTAAGGACTCGTTCGTGGCGGTGGTAACCAAGAGACGCAGACACCCAATCAGGGAATATCTCGAGAGGCTGAAGTGGGACGGCACGCCGCGACTCGAACGACTGATAACCGACTACATCGGAGCGGAAGACACGGAGCTTAACAGAATGATTACCCTGAAGCACTTCACGGCGGCGGTGGCAAGAGTGATGAACCCCGGATGCAAGTACGACTACTGCCTTATACTAACAGGTAAGGAAGGCATAGGCAAGTCGACGCTGTTCAGCATAATGGGCGGCGAGTGGTTCTCAGACAGCCTCGTTACCATGGAAGGCACAAAAGGCATGGAGCAGGTGCGCAACAGCTGGATAATCGAGCTGGGCGAACTCGGAAGCATGAAGCGAGCCGATGTGGAGCAGGTGAAGGCATATATAAGCAGACAGGTAGACATGTACCGCCCCGCCTACGGCACGGTGATAGAGCAGTACCCAAGGCAGTGCGTGTTCTGCGGAACGACCAACGAAGAGTATTTCCTGAAAGGCGACACCGGCAACCGCAGGTTCTGGGTAATCCGCGTTGATGACAGCTACCGCAAGGTAGAAGACATGAGAACGGCGTTGGAGGCAGACCGCGACCAGCTGTGGGCGGAAGCCGTGCAGCGTTGGAAAGACGGAGAGAAGCTATGCCTGCCCAAGGAGCTTGAGACAGGAATCAGGCAGATACAGGAAGAGCACAACGACGATGCCGACGACCCGATACCCGGAATGATAGACGAGTTCCTGTCAATCAAGCTACCCGTTGACTGATATGCGTGGGACATCAACAGACGCAGAGCCTACATCAAAAATCCCGACCCGTTGGATGCCACCGGCACCGAGACGAGAACCCGAGTATGTGCGCAGGAGTTCCTGACCGAGTACATGGGCTACGACAAGGGCAATCCGAATACCAAGTACATGGGGCGGAAGTTCAACCGGTACATGGAGACAAAGACAAAGGAATGGGAGAGAGCAAGATTAGTCATTGCCGGATACGGCAAGCAGAAAGCCTGGGGGACCAAAGCGGCGGTAAGACACGAAAAGTCAAGGTCCCTTAGTTCCCCAAGGGACTTATAATTATAAAGGAATTAAAAAATTAACAAAATATGATGAATTGTTTCAAATGCAACAAAAGGAACGGGAATTTGACGAAATTGTTAAGTTCCCCGGTTAAGTTCCTCCGTAAATCTCTGATATCAGATAAGATAACTCTTAAAGGAACTAAAGGAACTTAATATTTATATATAGAGAAGATATAATGTATATAGTATATATATTTATATATATGTATATAATATGTATAGTATTTATAGTATATAGAAGAGAAAGTTTGAAAAATGCGTTTTTTAGTTCCTTTGTGTCAAAACACGCAAAAACACAAAAAATTGAAATATGGACATGACAAAAGCAATAGAGCACATTGAACGGCATGCAGAGGAGTCGGAGAAGGCAATCGAGAAGTATCTGACAGAACAAGTGAGAGCGAGAGGCGGCATCTGTCTGAAGTTCGCCAGTGCGACCGAAGCAGGCTATCCCGACCGTCTGATATGCCTCCCCGGAGGAATCACGGTATGGGCGGAGCTGAAAAGCAGGGGAAAGAAGCCTACAAGACTGCAACAGATGCGGCATGCGCTACTCCGGAAACTCGGTTACAGGGTGTATGTAATAGACTCTAAAGCCGACGTGTGGGAGCTGATACGCGAAAATTTCGCGTAGGGCGCGTTTTCTTGCCGAAGATGTATAATTAATCCAAGAGCAACCGAAACGCTGTCAGAGCCAAAATAAACGGGCAAATCGGGCATGTTTCGAGTAATCGTTATAACAATTACTAATTAAAAACAAAAAACAATGAGGTTTTTCAGGAAAAAAGACAAAAAGGAAGCCCCGAAGACGGAACGCCGTCTTCTGCGGTTCTTCGAGTTAGGCAAACTCAATTACTACGTCAACAGGTACGGACTGCGGATTGTACAGTTTCACGTACTGCCGAACACGATAAGGACGGATTCGGGACCTGTGCAGACGGTGAACTACTATGTATTGTGTGAGGGTGTATTCCCCGGGGCGAAAAACGACGAATTAACGACGAACGGTCATGAACGGAATCATTGAAGCAATCAGGCGGCGGATAGCCGTATGGAAAGCCGTCAGGGCGGCAAGAGAGAGAATGGAGATAATGTCGAGAATCACGGTAAGGGAGCATAACGGGGTGTTGTACATCTGCTGCGGCTCAACGGCGATTAGCCGGATTGCCGACAACGAATCGGCGATGTCGATAACGAGACAGGTGGCACAGATAAGGGCTGCCGCCGTGGAGTTCGGAACGAGGTTGTCATATTACGGAGAGTAGTCATGAGCGGTCAATTGTATTCCTGTATTCCGCTGGCGGCGGAAATGGTTCTGGACCTGCTGGACAGAGGGGTTTCGCGCAAAGATGCCGTGAGGAAAACCGCGAAAGCGTTCGGCAAGACGGAGACCTATATAGACCAATACACATTCAGGTATCTGCGTGCCAAAGGGCTTTTGCCGAAATGGGGCGAGGTACGCAGTTCCCCGGGAGACGAGCCTCCCATGGACGCTTACGCCAGACGCCACAAGAACTTCTTTGCGAAGCTGAAGGAAGCGCGGCAGGGCGACGGCATAGGAGGGTATGCCAATGTATCGGTAGGTTCCAATCCGAAAGGAGGCTGCGAATGATATTCCGCCCTTACGGCTATCAGAAAGCCGCCATTCAGTGGGTTCTGGACAAACCCCGATGCGGATTACTACTCGGCTGCGGGCTTGGCAAGAGCGTTATTACTCTGACCGCCGTCTTGCAACTCATGGACGACGGCGAAGTGGAGAAGACGTTGGTGGTAGCCCCCAAAAAGGTGGCGGAGACGACGTGGACCACGGAGGCAGCCAAATGGGAGCACCTCAAAGGGCTTCGGGTGGTGAGGGTAACGGGCACTGCGGCGCAGCGTGAGGCGGCGTTGATGACGGAGGGCGATGTCTACGTGGTAGGCAGGGACAGCTTTGTGTGGCTCACGGCGAGATATAAGGGACGGCTGCCGTTCGACATGCTGATAATAGACGAGTTGACGAGCTTCAAGTCGCCGCGTTCCAACCGCTTCAAGGCTATGCGTCTTGTCACCGCCACGGTGCAGAGAGTGGTGGGTCTGACGGGCACTCCCGCACCGAACGGACTCATAGATTTGTGGGCACAGATGTACTGTATAGACATGGGAGAGAGGCTGGGCAAGTTCGTTACGCGGTACAGGGAGACGTATTTTAACCTGTACCGCCGCAACAACATCATTCTGCGCTGTACGCCGAAGCCCGGAAGCGAGAAGATTATCCGGGACAAGATAGCGGACATCTGCCTGACGATGCAAGCCAAGGACTATCTGGAACTGCCGGATATGATAGTGTGCGACGAGCGGATAGAGCTGCCGCCGCCGGTGATGAAGACATACAACGCCTTCGAGAGGGAGAGGGTGTTGGAGTTCCGCGAGCTTCACAAGGACGACCCCGTCAATGTGTTAGCCAACAGCGCGGCGGGTCTGCTGGGCAAGCTGTGCCAGTTTGCCAACGGCGCGGTGTATGACGACGACGGAGAGGCTCACGAGGTGCACACCGCAAAGCTCGACAAGCTGGAAGAGATAGTGGAAGCGGTAAACGGCTGTTCCGTGCTGGTGTTCTATCAATACCGCCACGATGCGGAGCGCATAATGCAGAGGCTTAAAGGGTATCGCGTCAGGAGGTATGAGGGTGCGGCGGACCTGGAGGCGTGGAATGTGGGACAGGTGGATGTTCTGCTGGCGCATCCGGCAAGTACGGCATTCGGTCTTAACATGCAGCAGGGCGGACATTACATAGTGTGGTTCGGCACGGGCTACAATCTGGAGCTGTACCAGCAGGCTAATGCGCGATTGCACAGACAGGGGCAGCGATACCCTGTGGTGGTGTACAGGCTGATATGCGGGGGCACTGCGGACGAGAGAGCGGCAGCCGCAATCAGCGGGAAAGCGGGCGTGCAGCAGTCCCTGCTGGACAGTCTGAACTATCTTATGAGCAAATACGAATGATTTTTGTACAAAAATTTGGCAATCTATAAACAATTAAAAAAAGAAATAAAATGAAAAAGTACGAATTAACAACCGGAACGAAAGTAATCAACGGCGTGGAATTACACAGAATCAAAGCTCTTAAATCCTTTGGAAACGTCGAGAAGGGAGAATTAGGAGGCTGGGTAGAAAGTGAAAAAAACTTATCTCAATACGGGAACGCATGGGTCGGCGAGGACGCAATGGTCAGCGATAACGCCACGGTCTGCGGGAACGCCATTGTCTACGGGAACGCCAAGGTCGGCGGGAACGCATGGGTCTTCGGGAACGCCAAGGTCTTCGGGAACGCAGATTACATTGTTTTTAAGAATTGGTGGTCTTCAGGGCGGTACTTTACGTGGACGCGCTCTAATAACAAATGGAAAGTTGGTTGCTTTTATGGCAGCGGCGAAGAACTCATTGCCAAAGCTTATAAAGACAGCGAGAAGAGCGGGCGCGAATACGAGCGTGTGGTGAAATATGTGGAATCTATTTTGCAAGAAGAAGAAAATAATAAATGAAAAGGGTACGAATATTGTTCGCACCCCCGGTGGAAATCAACAAGTTTGGATGCTCACCGAAAACAGCGACCGCTTTTTGTTTGCCTAAAAATTTGCCAATCTAAAATCTTGTTGTATCTTTGCCCTTGGCTAACATACATAAGGGCGGAATGCAAGAACCGCAAACATAATCCGCCGGCGGTATAAAAATACCGCCAATGGTTCATATACATATAACGGCATTGTACCCCCGTGGAAATCTGTAATGGAAATCCAGCCCTTATGGTGTTAGTCAACGGGAAAGGCAATGCCGTTTTTCTATTGCCTGAAACTTTCATAAATGACTAACAATGAAAGAAATTCAAATCTATGAGAATGCCCTATTCGGGCAAGTCCGTACATCTGTAACGGAATGTGGCGAACCGTTGTTTTGTCTCGCCGATGTGTGCCGGGCTTTAGCATTAACCAATCCAAGTGAAGTGAAAAGAAGGTTGCAACAACGGGGGGTCAGTACTACTGATGCCCCTACCACAAACCAGTATGGCACAACGGTTATGCAACAAATGACCTTCATCACCGAGCCGAATTTGTACAAGTGTATCTTCCAGTCCCGGAAGAAGGAAGCGGAGGCGTTTCAAGACTGGGTGTGTTCCGAAGTTCTTCCGAGCATCCGCAAGACCGGTGGCTACATGGTGGCACGAGCCGATGAAACGCCGGAAGAAATCATGGCACGTGCTTTGGTGGTAGCCAAGGCAACAATAGAACGCCAACAAAAGACAATCGAACAACAAAAAGAGGAAATCGAAACCCAGAAAGGCGCAGTCATCGCTTCCCAAAAGAAGGAGGCTGTGTATGCATCTTTGAACCTGATAGCCGACAAGTCGAGGCAGGGGCTGCGTCCAATCAGCATAGACGAATTTGCCAACTACCTCCGCCGAAAGGGCTATGACACGGGGAAGAAACGCCTGGCATCGTGGCTTCGTAAGAAAGGCTATCTTTGCCGGCGACACGGGGTGTACGACCAGCCATCGGATATGGCACTGGACTTGCTATATATGGAGACTAACAGAATCGCCACTATCACATGCCACGGTGTGTATTTCTCCGATAAGGTTATGATAACGTCTATTGGCAGGAGTGCCCTTTTCGGTAAATTCCGCAAAGATGTAGAAGCGGGAGTTATAAAAGTCGGATATTTGGGAGCCGGGGAAGACGAGGAAGGAGGCGCAGAATGACACGGGGAAAGGATTTGCGTATAAGCGAAAGTACGGGGGCGTTTATCGACATTCTCCGCAAGTACAACGAATTGTACGACGATGTATATTCCGCACTCGGGCTGACATTCAGCGATGAGATTTGCACAGACCTCATCAACGCGCTTTTCTACACCGAATATGCCGCACTGGAACGCCGCCTGAATGAATTGTTGATACGCAGCATTGAAAACAACCTCGACAGGGAAGAACCTACCGAGATATAAGCGATAATTAGTTATCAATTTTGATAATCAAAATATTTATTGTAATTTTGCACTCAAGAAAATAACACGGCTGAATAATATATGAACATAACAAGTGAAGACGAGGCTTTATTGGAATTGTTCGAAAATGGCAAGACATCTGCCAAGAAGTACAAAAGACTTCCTATAGCTGCAATCAAAGGTTATGTTAAGGCTGTCAACAAAATGAGAGCCGCGAATAGAATCGAAGACATCATGCGCGACCACGGTTTGCACTATGAGAGATTGCGCGGAGACAGAAAAGACCAAGAATCCGTAAGATGCAATGATGTCTGGAGATTAATTTTTCAAAGCTATCCTGCCGAGGACAGTATTATCATTACCGAAATAGAATTAATAGAAATATCACATCATTATGACTAAGTTTAGTTTCAATCAGGCAGTCCCGTTTGAGGCAACTCATGTGGGCGAGGTAATTAAGGATGAATTGTGCGCCCGTAACATGAAACAGAGCGAATTGTCCGAACTCACCGGCATACAGAGACCCATTCTGAATAATGTCATAAAAGGTAAACGTTCTCTGACGCCCGAAATGGCATTGCTGCTGGAGAACGCTCTCGGCATTTCTGCGACATATCTCATGAACATCCAGACGCAATACGAATTGGATTGCGCCAAACAGAGCGAAAGGGTTGTGATGCAGACTAAAATGCTGAAGCTGACGAGTTTGCCCTAAATGCAATCCTGCCAAATGCGGACCGGAAAAAGTTCATGGCAAGGGCTCGTGATGTTGTACCTTGTAAAATAGCACCATATATTCAGACAGAAGCAGACAAACACAATGTCAACCCACAACTTCTGTTCGGACGCTATAAGCATGATATAGGTATATACAAGATAAAGAATTTCTTTGAAACGAAAATTCTATAATCGAGGCACTCAAAAAGACAAAGCGGCCCTCATCACTATTCGATGAGGGTCGTTTTGTCTTTTACAGTTACTTTTACTTAAATCTATAACGGACTGATTTAGAATAAGATGTAATGTTATTCACCCGAATGACAGTATTTTGTTATTTCCCGCCTTCGCGTCTCTTGTAATAAGATAAAACCACTGCCTTACAGGCAATTGTTATTATTGCATGATTATAATAACAGCATTATCGATATGGCAGGAATAATAGGTTCGGCGTTAGGTGCGGCAGGCAGTATATTCGGCGGCATTGCCGCGTCGAAAGCAATGCGTCGGGTTCGCAAGGACTTGAAGCTCCGGCGCGAAGAGAATAAGAATTGGTTCGACAGGAGGTATAATGAAGATGCCACACAGCGTGGAGATGCCCAACGAATCCTTACGCAGACAATGGATGCGATACGCAGCAGTAATCGTGCTTCGGCGGGCAGGCAGGCGGTAATGGGCGGTACGGACGCGGCAGCGGCGGCAGCCCGTGAGACCAATGCCGGTGCATTGGCTGATGCCACCGCCAAGATAGCGGCCGGTGCGGATGCCCGTAAAGACGCGGTTGAAAACAAGTACATGTCCACGGATGCGTCGTTACGCGATGCGCTCAATAACAACAGTGCGCAGCAGGCGGGTGCCATAGCAACCGCAGTTAAGGGCGTAACCGATGCAGCACAAAAACTTCCTTACTGATGACCATGCCGAACGACAAGATACAGAATAAGACAGAATCGCAGGCAATTCCACTGACAGAGGAGCAACGGGTACAGCAGGCACGACTTGCGCAGCCCCGCGACATGCCCGTTATGCAGGCACCGCCGACACCGCCGACACCGCCGGCATCCGCCGACAATAATTCGTCCGACGGCTTCTACTCGCGTCTGCTGGCGCAGATTAATCCCCCGGAGACGGCGGAGGAGAAAGCCCGCCGTGCACGGCGCGAAAAGCGGGAAAAGACATTGGCGAGGCTGTCAGATGGATTGAGCATGTTCAGTGCGTTGTCCAACCTGTATTACACATCGAAGGGCGCGCCGAATATGTACGTTCCGTCTAAGCAGTCGGAGACAGAGCGCGCAGACAATCGTTGGGATAAGCTGCATGAGCTATACAGGCAGCACACCAGGGAATACGCCGATGCCGCTGCAAAGGCACACGCCCTGGACGAGGCTCTTGCCGAGCGTCGCAGAGCCGCCGGAAGACAGGCGGAACGCGACAAGGCGACTGACGATTATCGTGCCAACCTGCTCAACCTCCGCGCCGCCGCTAACGCCGCAAATGCCACGCAGAGGGCTAATACGGATGCGTTCAACCGCGAAAAATTCGAAGAACAGAAGCGGCATAACCATGCCATGGAGATTAAGAAGGCAAGCAGCAGCCGAAGCAGCGGGGGAAGCAAAAAATACTACGGTACATTCAATGGCAGGGCATATGCCACCAAAGCCGACTATGATAAAGCCGCGCGCCGAGCCAAAGTCGAGGCAGCGAAAAAACAAGCCTCCGCAAAAAAATCCACACTAAATAAAAACAAACTCAAAGACTTCACACTATAATATAAGATGCCTGACGTAACAGCCAAGACCAGGGCTTTGTATTCAGCCCTTAAAGACGCGGGAGCCAAGATAGGCTCTCTTGACGAGTTCAACAACTGGATGTATAAGCCCGGGGAAGAGGGCTATAAAAACCGAGTAAAGGTATTCGATGCTTTCAGGGAAGCAGGCGCGGATGTAGGCAAAGACTACGGAGAGTTCAGTCGGAGGCTCGGGTTGCATGCCGTGCTTCCCAAGCCCGCTTCACCGTCTCCCCGCAGGCTTACTGCCGCTCAACGCCAGTCGTTGATTGGCGAAGCCGGGCGAATACGTCAGAAGGCGCAAGACACGGTAGAGGAAGCGGATACCCGTCTACAGAATGTCAAGGACTACGGCTTCTTCGCTCCCGATTACGGTCAGCCTCATGAGGGCGGCTATAAGATTAATCCCCGAACCAATACTCCCGAGCAGACTTATCTCACACCTACGGGGGAGAGGTATAACAGCAAGGAATTGGCGGGTGAAGCCATTGCAGAGCGGAACAAGGAAGCACACGAGCCTTTGCCGGCACAAATGGACGATGCACAAATAGCATCAGTGCAAAAACCCGCCGACGAGGCAGTGGCGGAGCTGTGGAGCGATGCAGAACGGCTTAGCCGTCAGGACCGCAACAAAAATGCGGATGAAGCGTATGGCGGCAATTCATGGCTGAACGGCGGGCGTGAGATGCATATGTTGAACGCCGGTGATTACGCACATAAGAACGAAGTGTCGAGGCTGAAGCGATTCGACCTTAAGCGAATGGCGGACAATGCATGGCAGCGTGTAGGGAAGCAGATGACCGAGACGGTGTATAATCATCTGCGCCGACAATATCCGGGCGCAAGTGCCAATCAGTTGCTGCATTCGGCAGAAGCCGCAGCCCGGAAACTGTCGGATAATGCCGTGTACAAGTATGCGGTGGCTCGTAATACTCCCAAGAGTGTGTTGGAGTTCTTCGGCAAGACGGCGGCGGATGTCAACCTGCTTCGCTCAATAGGCAAAGGACTTGCCGCGGGCGAGGCGGGGACGGCCGGAGACAATGAAGCATACGAGCAGGCAATGAGTGATTATGGCAAGCGGCACCGTATAGCGCAGATAGGAGGCACAGTGGCAGGTATGGCACTCGACCCGGTAACCTATCTGTCGGGTGGCATCGGCTCCGTTGCGGGCAAAGCCGCGTTAAATATAGGCGGTCGACTGCTCGCCAAGAAAGCGGCTGCCAATGTCGGGGCGCGCCTGTTTGGCTCGACCCTTGCAGGACGTGTAGCGAGCGGCGCGGCGGCGGGAGCAGCCAACTTTGGAACCTACGAGGGCGTTAAGGAAGCGGAGAATCAGTTTATTCATGGCGGGCATGTCGATGCCAAGACGGGTGAGAACAAGGGCTATTCAGCAGGCGAGATACTTAAGTCGACGGGGCGCGGTCTGTTGCTGGGCTCGACGACGGGAACGTTTGCCCCCGTATTAGGCAATGTCGCCGACAAATTAGTGAAGGCCACATCGGGCACGGCGGGCAAGGCAGGTATACGTGCCGGAGAACTCGCGGTCTCTACCCTTGCAGAGGGGACAGTGTTCTCACTGCCTGATTGGATAGAAGGCAACGGTGATGCCATGGACGTATGGACAGACAATATGGCAATGATGCTCGGATTCAAGGCTTCACACGCCGTGAAATCCGCACCTCGCGTTATCGCCGGACTCCGACCGGTGGATAATCCGAAGACACAGCAAGAGCGCAATCACAACCGTATGAGTTTCATGGAACGCCTGGACAAGCAATTAGACGCAAGTCCGGGAGATATAGCTTTCACGAAGGACGAGCGCGAAGAACTGCGCAAACAAGGCTATGACGAGCTGTCGGAACTTTTCGCCCGTAAGACCTCGGATAAGAATAGGGACCTGCTTGAGAAGCATCCCGAGTTTGACGGCTACGAGGCGGTGGAACGTCTTGTACAAGACCCCACAGTGAGCCAGAGTGCACGTGCCAAGGCGTATTATATCCTCACCGGGCGCATGCTTCCGATGAGTACCGTAACGGGCAGCGCGGTGGCAAAAGACGATGAGGGCGGCATAACAGTGCAATCGGTGGCTTCTGATGGCGAAGTTGTTACAAGCCGACGATTTACCGATGAGGCAGCCGCAAAGCGGGAACAGGACAAAATAGAGCGTCAGGCGGAGCTGAACTATGTTGATGTCGGTGAGCAATACAGAGAATCGGTTGCAAATTACAAGGTACTTAGAGCTGCGATAGAAGCCGTTGCCCCCGGTGCTGATTTCGCTACCGTCATGCGCAATTACAGAGCCGCCAAAGAGGGCAACAAGGAAGTATTGTCGGCTTACGGGGATATGTTCAGAGACATAGACAGATTTTTATCCGAGCATAAAGATATTGCCGACACAGAGCGTCCCGCCGCGATTCGTGCCGATATAAAAGACCAATCAGGCATAGATGTCGACGCAGCGATAAAGAAAAGACCGGAAACCCGCACACAGGAGGAAAAGACCGCCGTCGAGGATTATGTCAAGAGACTTTTTTCCGACACGGAAGATAGTAAAAAGGATGTTCCCCAATTAGCGTATCCGCCCAAAGGAGCAAGCGGGCGCACCGAAGAACAGACCGTCTCTGAAGCTGATAATATTGTCAATACAGGTGATAATAAGATTCACCCGATTAAGCTTAAAGGCGCGTTGGATGAAGAGACGAGAGACGGCTATATAACAGGTGGCAATATAGTTATCGGGGCTGACGGCAAGATAGACAAGGCGCAATCTTCGCCCAGTATCGTTGTCAGGTATGCAGACACAGGCGAAGTAGCGATGATTTCGCCTGAAGAAGTAATCAGCGCCGGCGAAGTTACAGACCCCGTGGCAGACACACGGAAGGAAGTGTATAATTACGATGATGCTTTCGCTGTGCGCGGAGACAACGGCAATGCCGTTGAAGGGCGTGTGATTTCGGGTGCGGACGAAGACGGGCGTGTTATGGTGGAGTTCTCCGAGCCTGTCGGCGGGCGCAGGGTTAAGATGCTTACCCCCGACGAGATAAACGGCATGCTTTATAAAGAGGAAACGCCGGAAAGCCCCGCCAACGCGGAAGAAGCCATGGCTGAAGAAACGGAACCGCCGACAGCAGGTCAGGAAGAAAGCGGTGAATCCGCTTTTGAGCGCATACCGAAAGACACACAGACGGGCGAGCCGCAATACACACAGACGGATGCTCCGACGGCGTGGGATGCTATCGTGGAGCAGACAGAGGGTGATAAGGACATGGCGCGCTATGTAGCCGAGAGCACGATGAAAGCCAAAGAGGAAGCTCTGAAAAAGCTGGAATCCTCCGAGCCGAAGGCAGGGGCAACCGTAACGGAGACGATTGCGGCTGCCAAGGAGCATAAAGCAGCTATTGCAGCGGCAAGACAGGAGCTGGAGCAATGGAAAGCTATCGTCGAGGTGGAGAACCGCAGAAAGGCGGAAGAGGAAACCAAGGCGGAGGCAGAACGCAAGGCTAAGGCAAATGCTGAAGAGGAACGTACTGCGTTAAAAGGGGTGAATCTATCAGAGGAAAAAGACGAGAACGGTAATTCCTTTGTCGTTTCATCGGATGGCACGACAACGTTCGGCGAAGTGCGCGATAAAAGCGGTTTGCCCGCCGCGCCAATTAAACTGAGTGTTGGCTATCAGGACAAAAACGGCAGCGGGTATGGGCTTACACATATAGAAGCAAATCACGGGGCGCAAATAAAAAAAGAGGGCTTCGCCTCGGTCGAAGATTTTGTTTCTTATGTTGCCAAAAACTATGACGAAAATAACATTAAAGTGGGTAAGCGCAGAACAGGCGGAAGTATTACCTACTTGCTTCAGGTTACGGGTAAGCATGACAACACTCTTTTTATAGAATTGTCGCGCGACGGGTCGTATTGGAATGTAAATAGTGCTGGCGTATTCCGCAAAGGGTATTCTGATAAAAAAGAAACGGTCGCCAAGACCGAACCTCAGCAACCGAGTAATGCCATATCGGAAAGGGCTTTGCAGTCTGCGGACCAAAGTAATGGCATTCTGCCCGCATCCCCCAACGGTAAGCCCACCGTTTCTACGAGCAAAGTTAGCGAATCCCCGGAAACGAAGCAAGAAAAAGCGGAAAAATCTATATCTGCAAAGGTAAAAGAAGCCT